GTGCTTGTATCAAACAAGAGTGAGACACTAGCATGTCTAGAGCTACAAGTAGAGTAGTTATCATGCAGCGCAAGAAGAAATGGGTAGCGTATGACAAGGATGGCTATGTGCTTGTCATATGCAGAAACAAAAGAATAGTAGAGAACTTTGTAAAAAACAGGAGGAAGTAAGATGTTAGAAGACAAGACATATAAAGTAAAAGTAGGTGACCATAACGATGCAGTTATATTTGTATATGAAAGACATCGTAAGTGTTTGAACCCTGATGATGAGCCAGAGAATCAGAGATGGAAACACTGGAAGGAAGTAGTAACAGTCATACCTGTGAACCATGACTTTGAGGACTACCAGGATACATCAGGTCAGTTCTACACTAACGTAAGAGCTACAGTGGATGCACTAGCAGAGCTATACTCTTCAAGTCCTGACTACGAGATGGGTGTTGAGTACGTTATGAATACCCACCAGTACATCAACGTGTAGGAGGTAGTATGTATTACGCACTAGACATATACAGTAAGACAACAAAGAAGATGTTTGCTTATCATTCAAGCGACAGCCGTAAAGATATATTGAAACTAAAAGAGATGTATGATAAAAATAATTTTGTATACATCAAGGAATGTTATGGAGAGACAGATGAAGATAAACAAACGTACAGAAAGTCTTCCAAATATGGAAGAACCACAGTTGTCAGTTAGTATGCTGCAACATATGGAACAGATGGGTCTACTACCTGTCTCGCATGAAGATGATGGAGTAGACAATATAGAAATACCTAATGGAGTTTATGGAAAAAGAGGTGGCAATAGTAAAAGAGGAAACATTAATTCTTTTAGGCGAGATGTCTTAGATAAAAAAGGAGAGCCGTTGTTCTAATGTTTATTGTACCTAAAGTATTAATCGCTTTGTATCTAATTGCTATGGCTTACTTCTTGTATGATACATTTAAGGATAACCGTAATGATAAATGATGATGAAGTACATGAGAAAGACGATCCCCATGATGACATTACTGATAGTCTTGGGAATCTACATAAAGAGAATACTGACAGCAATGAGCGTCCTGGTAAACGTGATACTAGGAGGACAAAACAATCAGACGTTCAGCGCAAGAAACCACCAGTGGCAAAAAGAGGGAAAGCCTAACGTAGTTTATTTCATTGACATGATCATTGGCAGAGGCCATTGTGTTGAAGCGTGGGTATATTGGAAAGTGAGGAGAAAATGGTAGCCATACCTAAACATACATCGAAGCTATCAGTTATTGTAGACTTCTATCTGCACAGTAATAACTTCTGTAGCTTGAGTGGTAGTACCCAGAAAGACTACGAGAAACACTTAGACGTGATACTTAATACTGATGTAGAGGGTAGGCTGTTAGGTAACTACACAGTGAGAAGCATCAAAGCTAGACACACTAATCAAGCTTATCAGAAGTGGCTTGTATCAGGTGTACGTACAGCTAACTACCGTAAGGCTATCCTGTCTACTGCATGGAAGTATAACATGAGGCTAGATGTAATGGACAATGATCCAGTACGCTTGATTGAAACAAAGAGTACTAAGCCACGCAAGGTCAAGTGGACTCGTGAACAAGTGTTACTATTTCTTGATACAGCATACGGTAACTTCAGGTGGCGTAGCATTGGGTTGATTGTACATATGGCTTACGAGTGGGCGCAGCGTGTCGGAGACATGCGTACCTTGACTTGGGATAACATTAACTTCAGCGCACAACGTCTTGATTTAACACAAAGTAAACGTGGTGCTGATGTGCACCTACCTATACCTGATGATCTACTATCTATGCTTAGACAACAGAGCCAGGACTTTGGATTCCAAAACTACGTAGCACCTAAGACTACACCAGTAGCAGGGGCATATGTACCTTACGCAATTGATCACATCGATGATGCAATTAATGAAGTCAAGGAAGCTGCAGGACTACCAAAGAAACTAACAGCTATGGATCTACGTAGGACTGCAATCACTGAGATGGTAGAGGCAGGTGTTGAAACTCTTGAGTTGATGCAGGTAACAGGTCACAGGAATCCTGAGTCAGTCAAGCCATACCTGGTCAACACATTTAGTGGTGCAAGTAATGCTTTAAACAAACGGAGGAGCAAAGATGATAAACATTAAGAACTACTTGGAGTCGCTTGATTTAAAAGAAGAATACAGACACAGAGGTGACTGCCCTAAGTGCAAAGGTAAGAACACATTCACTGCTACACGAGATGGTAGTGCGTTACTGTACAACTGTTATAAGCTTGACTGTAATACCAAAGGTGTAGTGTCATCAGGTATGACAGCAAGAGAGATACAGCGTAAGCTCAAAGGTTATGAAGAACCTGAATCAGAACATGAGACATTCACTTGGCCTGAGTATGTAGTGACACCTACTGCAGAACACAGAGATCACGAAAGGTTTATAGGTAGGTGGGGCTTGTATGGTGAGGACTTGATGTACGATGTAATGGATGGACGTGTAGTGTTTCCTATCTATGACAGAGGCAAATTAGTAGGTGCGATAGGTAGATGTACATCCTATACAGGACAGGTTAAGTGGAGGCGTTACGATAGGACACCTACTGTATTTACTCGTGTCGTTGGTAAACCTAGTGGTGTCGTAATGATAGTAGAAGATGTCATCAGTGCAACTGTAGCAGCTAAACTATTTCCAGGCTTAACAGGTCTAGCTATACTGGGTACATCATTCAGTGTATCTAATATGCAACACTTAGATAATTTCTACAAAGTTATAGTAGCATTAGATCCTGACGCTGCATATAAAACATTAGAGTACAAGAGAGAGATAGAGGCTTACACAGGGTTAGAGACTATAGCGTTGAGACTCTACGATGATATTAAATATAAAGTAGAAGCAGACATTAAGAAACTAGAGGAGATACTATGACAAAAGAAAAAGAACGTTTACTAGACTACTATGGAAAATCTATAACTCTATCTGAGCTAGAAAAAATAATGGTTCTTCAATCCTCAAAGTCTCAAGAAGAGTACGAAAGAAAATATCACAAAGACTATGGAGATGGGTCAGATCAAAGGGAGTTTAGAAGAATGTTAATAGTAAAAGAAATATTAGAAGCAGGTATTGAATCTGTAGTAGTAGGAAATGGATCAGTGTTTATTCATCACAATGATAGAACTTTTAGGTTTAATCTTTTAAAAGGTAAATGGTCTGCACAAAACAATCCTGACAGAAAAACAACACTCAGTTGGAAAAACTGTAAAAAGTATCAATCAATTTCACCTAGTAATTTTGTTAAAAAATATATTAAAGAGGAGATAGTTTAATGACACCAAGTGAAGAAGCAGAGTTAGAAGCAAAGCTAACATACGAAGCGTTTATCAAGTGGGTAAAGGTTACCTTCTACTGGATAATGGCAATGTTATTAGTACTAGCGTACTTTAACTTTGGAGTAGATAACAAAACAGGTAGTCAGTACAACGGTGCAGTATACGCACCCAAGAATGTAGGAGACAAGTAATGCAACCAAAGAATGCACCATGCCATATCCGTATTAAGGTAGAGCCGACACAGCAGCAGAAAGGTAGAGCCTGTCGCTTACACGGTAAAGACTTCAAGAGTATAGCTGATGCAGCGAGACACTGGAATGTGAACTACTCGTGGGCAGCAGAACAAGTTAGTAAAGGATGGAACAAAGAAGGTTTCCCTCAAAAGTATAGGAAGAGTTATGTCTGAACAATACTGTACAACAAAAGGTTTAGGGTGGGCATTCTTAACGTGTGCATTTCTTATAGTGGGTGTGCCTGTACTGATGTGGTTAGCCTTAGAGGGTAGCAGTTGGTATGAAACATTTAGCATGATGAATCCGATGTGGTGATGATATGAAAAAGACAGCAATAATAGATGAACGTGTACCACTAGGTAAAGTTTACGTTGACTTGACAGTAGATGAAGTGTTAGAGGCATGTAAGAGGTATGCTTCAGATAAAGCTTTTGATGAAGAGTTAGCTAGGGTATACAACAAGGAGACAAGTTTTGATTGAGAGAGGAGATACACATGATGGAACTAGCATTAATCCGTACTATGTTGGACAAAGAGTTCTACGATAACCACAAGGGTATACGTTGTCCAGATAAGATATTCAGTAAGGATGCACGTAAGATTAAGCAGACGCTTGACTACGCTATGGATACATACGGTAAGAACATTACACCTACAGAGTTAGAGTCTCTGTTCTTTGTTAACAATACCAGTATGACTACAGCTAACAAGTTAGTATTTAGTGAGTTGTTTCAAAAGGTTGCACGAGAAAAGCCATTATCTACAGAGATAGCTGACGATGTATTGTCTAAACTATTTCAACAAGTTGTAGGTGAGGAGATTGCTAACCTTGGCTTTGATTACGTTAATGGATCACAGTCTAGCTTAGAGCCTTTGAGAAACATTCTAAGTAATTACCAAGATGATTTCCTACCCAACCTCAAGGTAGAGTGGGATGATACAAGTATTGATACACTACTAAAAGCCAACGACATACAATCACAATGGAAGTGGAACATACCTACGCTTAGACGTAAGACAGAAGGTATCAGCGCAGGACACCTAGTTGTTGTAGGTGCTAGACCTAACACAGGTAAGACTAGCTTTCATGCTAGTACAATAGCTGCGCCTGATGGCTTTGCTTCACAGGGTGCTAAGTGTATGGTGCTGTGTAATGAAGAAAGCTATGAACGTGTAGGTGCAAGATACCTTAGTGCCGCTACAAGTATGAGCATGGATGAAGTTAAGACTAACATGGCGGTGGCTGCATTACGTTACGATCCAATAGAGAAGAACGTCTTTATCAAAGACAGCACAGGTAAAGACATGGCATGGGTTGAGGCTATCATCAAAGCATACGAGCCTGACATTGTAGTGCTTGATATGGGTGACAAGTTTGCTGACAAGACAAGCGACAAGTCAGATGTGTATCTTAAGGAAGCAGCTA